ATGGGATGTGATATGCATCGATATATCGAAGCGCACAACAAGCATCGCGACGCGGCACAAGCGGCTTACGATCTGTTTATAAAACATTGTGGGCGTCGCATGCCGCGTGTTCCAGGAATGGACACGGTGATTCGGTTGGCTTGGCGTATCGAGTGTGGGCGATCAATCGAGGAGGCAGCTGGGCGCGAATATCTTTATCGATGGCACATTGTGTTCAATAGTTCGTCGCAGAATGCAGATCGGGTGTTCGGAGTGCCGCATACATTAGGGATGTGATTTGCACTTGACGCGGTGGTATTGAAAGAGTAGAAAGGAATGCGCCTCGGATGGCGGGGCTTTAGGAGGACAACATGGCTGAGAATCGGTGGATTAGACACGTTGTGTGGAAGGATGGTGAATATCAGTATTGTCGTGATTTAGTTGGAGCGCGTGGCAATCCGAGTGTTGGAAACGATCCTAAATCCATTGCAACTTATTTGCGTTTGCAGTCATCGGCTGCATTTCGCGACGGCGAGTATGAAGTAAGTTCACGATTAGGCGTTGCGGCAACAGCCATTAACGAAGATGCGCGAAATAATCACGAGCCGTCATGGTCGCTCGCTGAATGGGTTCTGGATGGCGTCGAATAATTTAACTGGACGTGTGGCTGAAAAACAACGGGAGAAGGGAATGAGTGCTATGGAACAAGACAATTTCGATACGCCGGTCGTGTTTCGCAAAGATCGCAAGAAAGATGCGGAAGTCACCGCAGTTTTTCCGTGCGAGCCGCATGACATTGAAGGTCGTTATATGACTTGCTATGTTCACGTGGGTCAGCATGGCGGGTGTGGCTGGGAATGGTATCGTGGAACGCGCGCAGCGAAGCCAGAAGAATACGTCGATCTGTTTGCGGAATTGGTTGGCCTTGGTTACCGGCCGAAAGTCTATAGGCGGATCACGTCGCATCTCCGGGACGTGTTTATCGAGGAAGTGAAACGCTTGCATCGCGAGTTGTGCGACTAATTCCGCAATAACGCGGCGCATGCCTGGAAAGCCCGCCCTGGTTGGCGGGTTTTTCGCTTTACAGGTTAGTTGAAAGAGTGTATGAGTGGATTGTCGAAACGAGAGGAGTAGGACATGACGGCAAAGGAAGCTTTTCGCAAGGCGTACATGATCGAACTTGCGCGGCAACATGCGCTGAAACCGGAAATTTACGTTTGGCCGATTTCGGAATTGCCGACGGTTGTTGATAAAATGATTGCAGCGCTAGAGCGTGGCGGCGCTAATATCGATTCGCCGGCAATCAAGGCGGCTTGCAAAGTTTGCGGGTTCAAGCCGAGCATTCAGCGCATCCGCGATTATTTAGCGAAAGGCGTGCTTGTCTAAGCAACGTGGCGCGCGACATTAAGAGCCGTCCGAAAGGGCGGCTTTTTCTTTTTGCGCTCGCATCGTCGGAAGATTGTATTTGCCGACGACGGATCCTGGACCACTGGTTAGCTTTAGGATCGGTTCAGCTCTTTGCATCAGGCAATCTATTGCCCATTGCGGGACGTGCCGGCGACCTTTGCGCCAGTGTTGGATTGCGCTCCAGGTAACTCGATTGTGGAATAGCGCGAGCACCTCGCGGTGCGATCCTGACGGCGCAAATGCGCGAATCACTTTGTTCAACGCGGCGACGCTACCACTCGGCACGGGAGAGCGGTTAGGGTGCTTAGGAAGCCCGCACGCTGGCGATTCGTTCATGCCGGCTACCTAGCGCCTTGCGCCGCGTCGATCAATCCCAGGCGTCTGCGCGCCCGAGCTCCTAACTACCGCGTCAAACCGTCGCACCCATTGAGCCAAAAGCCCTTTACGAGCCACTTTCAGTCCTACAAGACTGCAAGCAATCGGTGTTTAGATACCTTTGTAGGGGTAACCGAGGCTTTCCAGCTCGACCTGGCGTGCCGGCCGGCGCGAGGCGCTATCGGTTCGCGCTCACGACGCCGCAAGTAAGTGACTGGTCAGTAGCATCGTTTTGGCGAGGCGAAGGACCGCGGCGAAAGGGAATCGGGTGCACCCCACCTAGTCCCAGGCCCAAAATTTCCAAAAAATTTTCGCGCTGCGTAGTTGCCGTGACTACAGCAACCGTGCTACATTCCAACAGTGCAGCCACTTGCCTACTACAATGAGATCGACCCATACTGCGCTCGGTGGCTGCGCAACCTCATCGCAAATTCCCACATCGCTCCAGGCCACGTCGACGAGCGTGACATCCGGGATGTCAAGCCTTATGAACTCGCCCCCTACACCCAATGCCATTTTTTTGCCGGCATCGGCGGCTGGTCTGTTGCGCTCCGACTCGCAAATATTTCCGATAATCAAAAAATTTGGACTGGCAGCTGTCCTTGCCAGCCTTTCTCCGCGGCAGGCTTTGCAGGCGGCTTTGATGATGAGCGGCATCTCTGGCCGGCATGGTTCCAACTCGTCGCGCAGTGCAAGCCTCCAATTATCTTTGGAGAGCAGGTTGCGAGCAAGCTTGGACTGCAATGGTTCGACCTTGTTCAATCTGATCTGGAAAACGCGCACTACTCCGTTGGGGCGATCGATCTGTGCGCTGCGAGCGTCGGCGCGCCGCATATCAGACAGCGATTATGGTTCGTGGGGCACGCCGAAGGTTGCGACGGGCGATTACCAGCGCGATCGATCCGGCAACAAGATTCTGAATTTGCAGGGGCAGGCAAAACTCGCGAGCTGGCCGACACCAACGAAGGACGATTCGAAGAACAGTGGGAAACCGGAAACGGCGAGAGTAGCAAACAACAGCGATCCGTTTTCGTCACTTCCGACAACAGTGCATCGCGTAATTGGAGTGCTGTTGACTGGCTCCCCTGCACCGATGGAAAAGCGCGGCCAGTTGAACCCGGCACATTCCCGCTGGCTCATGGGATACCCGCCCGAGTGGCTAAGCTGTGCGCCTTCGGCAACGCCATCGTCCCGCAAGTCGCGGCGGAATTCATCAAAGCGGCCCTAGCCCAATGACCAAACTCCCCCACCACGAAGCAAACTATAAACCGACAACCCCGTTCCCCGGCCGCAGCTGCTTGAACTGCACGATGTTTTCCTGCGTCGTCGTTTCATCCTCGCCGGAGCCTGCCGCAGGCAGATGCCGACTGGTCCAGGATCCAATATCCCGCGAAGGTTGGTGCAAATTCCATGAGAAGGTGCTGCCTTGGGTGTTGCCGTGATCAAACTCCTTCAAGGCGACGCGATTGCGTTGTGCAAAAACGCTTCGATCGTCGTGCATCGATCTCGTTGTTTCCGATCTACCTTACGGGCAGACTCAGAACGATTGGGATAAACCGCTGCCGTTTGAATCGATGTGGCAGGAGTTGCGTCGCGTTACGAAGCCTGCTGCAGCAATCTGCTTAATGGCCGCGCAACCATTCGCCGCTCGCCTTGTGTGCAGCAACGAGAAAGATTTCCGCTACGATCTTATTTGGTACAAAAACAAAGCTACTGGATTTCTCAACGCGAAGCGCATGCCACTGCGAGCGCACGAACACATTCTAATTTTTTATCGGCAAACACCTATTTATAATCCGCAAAAAACTAACGGGCACGAGCCGGGGCACAACGCGAAGCGCGCTACTAAAAGTTCTAATTACGGAGCTTACGAAAGCACAGAATACGGCGGCAGCACTGAACGCTATCCGACGAGTGTTTTGTCAATTCCGATTATCAATAATGATTCTCCCGACAAGGAGCATCCTACACAGAAGCCGGTTCCTTTGATGGAATGGCTGATCGCGTCGTACAGCGTGCCGGGAAACGTCGTGCTTGATATCACCGCCGGCAGTGGTACGATCGGCGTCGCGGCAAACAACCTGAATCGCCACGCTATCCTGTTCGAATTGAACCCGACGTACATAGAAATAGCTCAACGCAGATGCGGTCTTGACAAACCCTTCGTAGTCACCGAAACTACGCCATGGCATACCGATGGACGCCTGAAGCTTGGCGCGCGTGGCAGTTGAGCAACCAGCAGCTGCTGGCGCGAGGATTCAAGCTGGTGACCAATTATTTGCGCGACGGCACGATCGAGCACTGGGCGATTCGCGGCGAGCAAAAACTGCGCAACGATCCGTGCTGGCCGCTAATCCCGTTGGAATGCCTCGAACACCATAAGGAGTCTTGAGATGAAACACCTGATCATGGACGCAACGGGTCACAGCACGATCGAGTTCAACCCGCTTGACAGCGGGCAAGCCAGCGAGGCGATGGAGCGCTTCCGCGCCCTGACTGGCAACGGGCACGTCGCTGCCACGCGCAAGGCCGGCGAGACCGATTACCAGGTGATCAAGACCCCGGACCAGCAGCAGGACGAGACCCTGTTCGTCCCGCAGATGCGCGGTGGCTGACTTGCCTCCGGCGGCCCTGTGCACGCGCTTGAACTGTGGTTGGAACAGTTATCTGCGGCGCAGTTATTAGCTGTTGTAATTTGCGCCTTGATTGCCGGCGGTTTTGTTGGCGCTTTATTTTCCAGTTTTTTGGAACCGCGGTGCAACATGGCTGTTGACGGTGACATAGATAATTGGCGTCACGCTTGCCGAACTGCAACAATAGCATGCGTTGGTAGCGGCTACGCGAATACCGGCGAGATTACCAAAAAATCTTTCGACCTCCTGCGCAGTTGGCTTTCGAAATCCCAGCTTGAAGATTTCAATGTGCTGAGACATTTCGATGTCATCGGCAGCAGGACCGGAACGAGATATCGTATTTCCCAGCGTTCCAGTTTCAACGTCGAAGAACTTTCATCTGCCGGGTATCCTATTGCCATGCTTTGTTTCATCCCGCAAGGCGCCCACGCCATGGGTGATATCATGCTGGCTCAGAAGGTCATGCTGGAAACCGACGAGCCCTCGGCGCTGAAGATTGCAAATCGGAGCTCCCGTTTTAGAAGCGACGTGTATGCTGGTCTCGTGGCAGCCACGCAGCGTTCGATTTCGCTTAATTCCATTTGGCGAAGGCTCTTCGAGCAGGTTATCGACTAAACGTAAAATAATTTCGGCTCGTTCGCCGAAGGCGGGGTTGACTCTCTCCGGTAGTTATGGCAACTACACAAGTGCCGACGATCCTGGACCCATAGTCGCCCCCAGCCTCGTAAGTCCAGGCGCGGTGCCCGGCTCCTGCTTAACCCGCCGTAGGCGGGTTAAGCAGGAGCCGGGCTTTTTAACCCGCCGAAGGTGGGCAAGCCAGGGAATGCGTGTTGCCCGACAACCATCCGACTTCAATCCGGCTCGATCGCTCGCTCAAGGTCGAACTGGTCAAGTTTGCCAAGGCACAGGGCTGCTCGGTGACTTGGTTGATCGCCGACATCCTGAGGAAGTGGGCGGCCTGGAAGAAGGCGCAGGAGCAAAAGAAATGAGCAAAACGAAATGCTATTGTTCGTTTTGTGGAAAAAGCAACGAGGAAGTATTTCAGTTAATAGCTGGCGTGACTTGTTTTATTTGTAATGAGTGCGTTGGTTTGTGTGTAGAGATAATTGCGAAAAAGCGTGCGGAAGTCACAAAGTCTCTTTTGGAAGCGGGCTACTAAAATGAAAATCGCTCTCATCATCACGACGATCAACGTCCCGACTGTTTTGCAGCTCTACCGCAAGCTTGATTCCACTGTCCATTTCTTCGTTGCCGCCGACGAAAAGACACCGTTGGAAGCCTACCAGTTCTGCGCTGACATCCCCGATTGCGAGATTTATTCGCCCGATCGCCAGAATAAACTGGGGTACGAGTGTTCTTCCTTGCTGGGGTGGTCCACGGTGACGCGCAGAAATATTGCGCTGCTTGAGGCTTTGAAATGGGGCGCTGAAATCGTTGTTACGATCGATGATGACAATATGGCGATGGATGATCCATATTTCTGGTATTTTCAGAAATTGTTGGATAACCAGTGGCCGTGGGTCGGGCTCCAAATCGGCTCCAGCCTATGCTGGTTCGACCCCGGCTCGCTTCAATTCTCGCGCGACAATCGCACGGTGACACAGCGCGGTTTTCCCCAGCGCTATCCCATGCATCCTATCGTCAAGCCTATCATCGGCGCCAGGATCGGCGTAGCGCAAGGCATGATCCTTGGTGATCCCGATACCAGCGCGATCGACCGCATTTCACAGCAGCCGGAAGTGCATCAGGTCAGTGAACTGCTGCGCGCCGGCAGCGTTGTCAATTTGAATACCTGGACCGTGTTCAACACGCAGAACACGGCTTTCCTGCGCGAGTTGGCTCCGGCCATGTTTTGCAATCCGCATTTCGGGCGTTACGACGACATCTATGCCAGCCTCATGACCCAGCGCATCATGCGCGAGCGCGGACTGCATGTCCATCTGGGGCAACCGTTCGTGTGGCAGCAGCGCAATGATCACGACCTGCTGAAGGACTTGGCTGCGGAGCAATGGGGCGCCGAGCACATCCTGGAATTCGCCGATTACCTTAAACGTTCCCCCTTGCCCGCCAGCATCTCGGTTGTCGAGCAATGCATCATCCTGACCAACGGCTGCGCTCTGTTCTCCGACGATGCCAAGGAAGTGGCAGAAGCGTGGTATCGGGATTGCGAGCGCGTCCTATGAAAATATCCTGGTCAAAATTGGAATTGTTGCAGCACGAAGTAACTTTTAGTATTGCGGCTGATGTACGTTCCTCAACTGAAATGGAAGTTCTAATTCGCATTTTACAGATCGCTAAAGAAGCCATGGAAGAATATGAAAAGGATTTTCCTACGAAGGAAAAACCAAAATGAATCGTGTCGCCATAGCATTTTCCTCTTGCGATCGCGTCGAGCTGACCAAGCGCTCGATCGAGCCGCTGTTTCAGCCTGACAAGTTTGATCTTCATTGGGTTGATGGGAGCAAAACGGAGGAAGGTAAATTTTTTACATACAGGGTTTATGATTCGCCGATTTTGATTTCCACAAATAAGATACAGTTGCACCAAAACATTAATGGTGGTTCTGGGTCTGCAATTGTTTATGCGCTCACGAAACTGCTAAAGAAGTTATGGGAAAAGCCGGGCACTAAAGCGACTTCTCAAGGTTACGACTACATCGGCCTCGTCGAGAATGACGTGCTGCTTCACGACGGCTGGTTCGACGACATGATGGCTCTGTTCGAGCGTGGCGAGCAGGATGGCTTGAAGGTCGGCGCCGTCTCCGCGCGCTGCTACGAGGACCGAATTCTTATTCAGCGAGACGGCTACGCCGTCATGCACAACCTCGGCGCCGGGATGATCGTGTTCACCCGCGAAGCCGCTGAGATTGTCCTGCAGACCTACCGCACCGTCTGGACCACCGAGAACCGCCTGCTGTTTTCTCAACTCAGTGGAATCGACATCGGCCGTTACTGGGCCTTCCGCGGCGACCAGCATTTTCTTGTCGCAGACTGGCGGTTTGATATGATTTTAGCCGCTCACGGTTTTGTCAGTCTCGCCCTGACTCCCAACCGGGCAACCATGCTGGATCAGGACATCGCACCGCTTGGTTTGAAATATGCCGATGGCAACTTTGCGCTCGCCTGTAACTCCGCGGCGTTCGAGCGTTATCGCGACAACCTTGCCAGGATACGCGCGGGCGACCTCGCACCGGGCATCAATCATCCCTTCTACCATGATGGGCAGGCTCACATGATTTTTGCACACCAGGTTCCTCAGATCGGAGGTTCCTACGCCGGCAACTGGCGTGTCCGCGACTTCCAGGGGTTTGGTCCATTCTGCTGGGTTGCGGGCGGCCCAGCACTGGAGGACGAATCTTGCGGCACCCAGCGGGTCAGCGATCAGCTCCCGACCGCGACGCTGCCGATCGTCGGCCCGTGCGATCTGGTTGTGAGCGGCGGCAAGATCGGAGGCAAGGTGTGCGTCGTCGATGCACAGTCCGGTTTCAACGTCGACCTGGATTTGCCCGCCGAAGGCTCGCCTAGCGGGGTGCTGCAGATCGCGGTGCCGGGATCGGCGGTGTATCGCGACGTGGTACTGACGGCGTTGACGCCGGGCATATGCTTCTTTGGCGTGCGGACACGGGAGAAGCAGCCTTGGCTGCCCCAAGTTCGGTTCGACTATTCGACGTTGCCTCTTGCTTAACTGGGGAGGAGTGACATGTGCAACGCCTGCGGATTTCTGTGTTGCGCCTGGGATGGCTTTGCGTACTGCGGCTGCGACGGCTGCGAAGAACCACTTTGCTGGACCGAGGACGAGGAGGACTACGACGATGAAGGTGACTTTGGAGAGTACGACGAAGATCGTGACGTTGGTAGTGGACGGGAAATCCGTGCCGGCGAGGATATGGGAAGACGTCACCGAGCGCGGAATCCGCTGCCATGCCTATGTGACCCGGATCGCGGTGCACCAGGACGACGACGCCTCACAGTTCGAAGCGGAACTGAAAGAGCAGCGCCAGCCTTCCGCTGCGATTGAAGCTATCCCACTGCGCCTCGTTGTCTAGGACATAGCGACAAATGAAAATCCTGATTACAGGCGGCGCGGGATTCATAGGGCGAGCGTTTACGCGCCGGTTGGTTGATGATGGGCATGATGTCTTGATCGTGGATAACTTGTCTACGGGATTACACCCGGAGCGTTGGGCATTTAATTGGGCATTTAATTGGGCATTTAACTCGTGCAATAATTTTGAATTTCAATGTAGGGATTGCCGAGATTTTTTTGCGCACTGGTTCGATTTTTTTGATCATCACGACGGCAATCCGTTTGATCTTGTCATCCACTGCGCTGCGATTGTTGGCGGCCGGCTGAATATCGACGGCGATCCGCTCAGTGTTGCGACGAACCTCTCGATCGACAGCGAGTTTTTCAACTGGGCAGTCCGCGGCAAGAAGCTTCCCAAGGTCATATATTTTTCATCGTCGGCGGTCTATCCGCTGGAGTTGCAGACAAGGGAGCGCAATTGCGCCTTGTCCGAATCGCTGGTCACGTTTGATACCTCGCGCCTGAGTCGGCCCGATCAAACATACGGATGGGCCAAGCTCTCCGGCGAATATCTTGCCAAGATCGCTGCCGAGAAGTACGGACTTGATGTCAAGATTTACAGGCCCTTTGGCGGCTACGGCGAGGATCAATCTCTGTCCTACCCCTTCCCCTCGATCATTCGCCGCATTCTCCGCGGCGAGGATCCGATCACAGTCTGGGGTTCGGGCGACCAGGAACGTGACTTCATTCATATCGACGACATCGTGGACGCCGTGCTCCAAACCATGGATGACCTCAAGCCGGGCGAGGTTCTGAATCTCGGCACCGGCCGTGGCGTGTCGTTCAAGGAACTGGCGCGCATAGCGCTGCGCGTGCTCGACCTCCCGCAGACGACTTGCATCATCAACGATCCGACGAAGCCGGAGGGCGTCTTCCGCCGTGTCGCTGACACTTACAAACTCAACCAGTTCTACCAGCCAAAAGTATGGCTGGAGCAGGGTATCCTGCGGGTTGCCGAGCACCTTAAAAAGACGCTTGACGTGCCCGAAAATATCGTGTAGTTATGGTGACTACATGGAGGCGGTTATGCACGAATTGACTTATGTCAAGGGAACTGACGCGCGCAATTACATTGTGCGGTGTACTTGTGCTTGGGCAGCATCCGGCACGTTTCTGGAAACAGAAAATCGCGGCGCTTATCACTTATATCAGAACAATCCGTTGCGTTGGAACGACCCCAAGAGGTTTTATCAATCGGACAGGACTTATCCGCCCTTCAGCAATTTTAAGGGGAAACTGCCGTGATTCTCGGCTATACAAGGGTCTCGACTCAGGAACAAGCCGGCAAGAACACTACGTCTCTTGCCGCGCAGGAACAGGTCATTCGCGGCATCGCCATGACGCGCGGCGCCAGTTCGTTCGACGTGCAGATTTTTTCTGATCCCGGCGTGTCGGGCTCGATCCCGCTGGATCGGCGGCCGGCGGGCAAGGAGTTGCTGGAGACGGTACAGAAGGGCGACACCGTTTGTGCATCGAAGCTCGATCGCATGTTCCGATCGGCATCCGATGCGTTGGTGACCGCGGAGCATTTGAAGGACAAGGGTGTGCAGCTCATCCTGTTCGATATCGGGGTCGACCCAGTGACGGATAATGGGATGGCCAAGTGCTTCTTCACGATGGCGAGCGCCTTTGCCGAACTGGAGCGGCATCGCATCGGCGAGCGAATGGAATCCGGCCGCCAGCAGAAGCGCGAGCGGATGGGTCATCTTGGTGGCGTGGCGCCCTACGGTTACCGCGTCGTTGGCGCCAAGCGAGAGTCCAGGCTGGAGCCGATCCCCGATGAGCAGGTCATCCTGAAGCAGGCGCTGGACCTCGCGTCTACTGAAGGCTGGTCTTCCTGGAAAATCACCAAGCACCTGAATGGCCAAGGCCACAAGAACCGCGTCGGCCAGCCGTTCGAGTGCTTCCAGGTCAAGCGGATGTTGGAGCGGCAACAGATTGCTTAATGATTGATGAGTGACATCGTGCGCAAGCAGAAAGTCAAGCAACTCGGCCGCGCCTTCGAAAGATCGCGGCCAAAGTACCGAGCCGACCGGCAGCCGGCAGCGCAACCGCACAGGAGGACATCCGTGCATCTCTCCAAGAAAGTAATCTACTTCGGCATCATCGGCTTTTCGGTCGCGATGCTGATCTTCATGGACTATCCCTCGATGCTCGGCAGCACCGGCACCGTGTCGCTGATGTGGCTGGTCAAGATGGTGGTCGATATCATGTTCGCCGGCATGGCCTTGGTACGGCTCGCTGGCCCGGCGTTCTTCGCCAGCGACGAAGATGACGACGAAGTTTCCATCCATGAAGAAGATTTGCACTTTTCGGATACGGCACTGTTCGGCCTGTTCATGGTCGATCTAGTCGGAAATCTCTGCTGGCACGCCTATTTGACGGTGCAGACCACGGGCGGCGAGAGCTTCTACTACAGCCTGTGGACCCTCGGCGAAATCATCGCTCTATTCTTCGCCTACATCCTCTGGTCGCATGCCGTCAAAACTCAGCGGCGTATGGCCCGCAAGTCGCGCGAGACGGCAACCGGGGCCAGCGCGGCATCGCCTGACACACGCTTCCGCAAAGCATCCTGACCCGAGGCCGCGCCATGAAAATCCATCCGTTCCATTCCTATCCGTCAAGTTATCTTGCGCTGGTCATTTGGGGCGCGACGGGTTTCATGGCGCAGCCCACCATTGCCAGTTTTACCGTGCATTTCGCGTTGGTCCCGATCTTGTTGCTGGTCATCTTGTGGCTGGCACATTGGGAAGGCCGACGCGAGACGGTCAGTTCTTAACCGGGGGTTAAGTTGGAAATAAAAGCTGACTTCGGCGACCTCGTTCGCACCGTCTGCCCGCTTTGTGAGCGGGGAACCGAGGTGCGGTATCGCCCCGAGACGAATGAGTATGTGCACGACTTAAAATTAATGGTGCAGCCGCGGCAGGGAAGATCGTTCTCGCATACGCTCTGCTTGGCGAATGGGCTCTGGAAGAAGTATCAGGATTCAAAGTAATGACTAACAAATTTGTGGTTGGCCAGCGAGTTAAAAAATTGTACGGAGATTATAGATTCAAAGGTTATGTGGTTGCTGTGTTCCAAAAATTGTCGCAAGTTGAGCGTTGTGTAGTTGAGAATGAAGATGGTATTTTGCATATTTTTAACCTGGAGCAACTTGTGTTGTGGGAAAATATAGATGGGTAACCGCAAATTCGCCGTCGATTTTTTCAATCAGGCCGTCAGCGCCTGCAACGACACCAATAATCCGACGCGGCTCAACCATGCTTACCAGCTTTTCAGTTCCGCCTGTCTCACCGATCCGACGTGGGGCGAGGCGTGGTACTGGAACGGCAACAACAATAATGATCTGAATCTTCATCCCGCCGCCATTGCGTGTTGGCGCCAGGCGGTCGAGACTATTACCGACAAGACACTCAAGGCCAAGGCGATGTGCAATCTGTCGTGGCGCCTGCATGGCCTTGGGCACGTCAAGGAAGCCTACGACTTCGCCATGCGCTCGATCGACCTGGACGACAGTCTCGATGCGACGTGGATCAATCTCTCGACGATTCATACCACGATGGACCAGCCGGTGACGGCTCTGTCTTGCGCCCTGCGTGGGTTCAAGCTAGATCCCAAGAATCCGATTAACGAGTTCGCGCTGGCGATGGCGTACCTGTTTGACAGGCAATGGGCCAAGGGTTTCCAGCATCTGGAATCGCGCTTTGCTTACCGGCTGCGCAACTATCTGCAGTACCCCTATCCGAAATGGAAGGGTGAGCCCGACAAGCAGGTGTTCATCGCTGCGGATCAGGGGATCGGCGACACGTTGTCGTTTGCCCGGTTCCTCCCCGCTGCGTGCAAGCGCGCCAAGTACGTGCATGCCTATGTGCAGCCGGAATTGCTGCTGCTGTTCCAGCGTGCGTTTTTCAATATTGACAATTTGAACCTCGTTCCGAGTGGTAACCAGTTTCCACCGGCTGATGTCTGGACTACGTTCGTCAGCCTCCCCGGCACGCTGGGCTGCACGGATGAGGAGATCATCAACGTTCCTAACATCCACGTCGACCATTACGACTTCGCGGCGAACTGGCGCATTCCCGATCGCAAGCTTCATATCGGGATCGCGTGGACGGGTTCGCCGCTGAATGACATCGACAAGCATCGCAACATTCCGGTGACGCAGTTTCTCGATCTCTACAAAGTGCCGGGCATCCAGCTTTATTCGCTGCAGAAGTCGGATCGCAACAAGGAGCTGTACGATGCCGGCGCGATGTCGCTGATCTGGGATTTAACGCCGTACATTGCCACGATCGTCGACACGATGGCGCTGGTGCGCAAGCTTGATCTGATCATCTGTTGCGAATCGGCGCTGCTGCATATGTGCACCACGGTAGGTGTGGAGTGCTGGATTCCATATTCCTATCTCGGCAAAGATTATAGGATGGGAGTTGACGGCAAGAACGTGCTGTGGGGACCGAAGGTCAGGACGTTCCGGCAGGGACCGGATATGACTTGGCAGTCGGTGTTTGCCGAGATCATCGAGGCGTTGCGCGAGCGGATCGGATTAACGTCATGATAACAACCAAAAATCCAAGCTTGGAAAAGAAAAAGACTGATTATCTAGCTGCACTGCTAGAGGACTATGCTGATGGCTTAGAAGGTCATTGGATCGTATTTGAGAGTGATTACCCGGTGTTTGCAGAGGATTTACGAAACGCGGCTAAGACGATTCGCGCGCTTTCGCGTCGTTAAACAAATGACTCAAAGCATAATCAACATCGACTTGACTGCGGCGGATCGCACTGTCTCGTTCCAGCTCTCGATCGATTCCGATTGCCTGTCGGACCGCGAACTGATGAACGCGATCAAGTTGGGCGGCAGCGTTGAACCTGAGGTCTGTCACCTGATGATGCGCGTCATGCGTCCTGGCGATTACGCGATCGACGGCGGCGCCAATATCGGGTTCTTTACGGTGCTGTTGTCGAAGCTTGTCGGCAAGGATGGCTGTGTTCTGTCGGTAGAGCCAGGGCAAAACAATTTGTATAAGCTTGAAGAAAATATCCGACTCAATAAATTGTCTAACGTCGAGGTTGTTGATCAACCGTTGTGGGATAAGTATGAGATGGTCAAGCTGTACCTGTGCGAGGATGGCGGCAAGAATTCGCTGGCAGCGCATGAAGGTACGCGAGGGTCGTCTGATATTACTACTGTCGTGCTTGACGATTATTTAGATTTGCGCCGAAGATTACGTTTGTTGAAATTAGACATTGAAGGTGCCGAAGAAAAAGCGTTGCGAGGCGCGTTGAGTTTTTTGAATGAAACGCATCATTGCCCTTACATTGTTGCGGAATTGAACATTGAGGCGCTTCCTAAGTTTAATAGTTCGCCTGCCAGTATCTGTGATTTTATGCGCGAACGCGGTTATAACCTGTTCCTCTTGCATCCGAACGGCGCGCTTCCGACCTATGTTCCGCGCAGAACGAAGGTGCAGCCGACGAGGTTGAACTGGAATGTGTTGTTCTCGACGTTCGAGGCGGTGGGCGCGGCTTGGCCGGAGATCGTGATATGACAATCACCGACGACGAATATTCGGTCCTGCTGATCGCGGATCAAGGCGAGTACATGCTGGCGATCGGTCACTGGGAAAAGTCGATCAAAGCTTTGGCGGCTCGCGGACTGCTGAATATGGGCATATTTAATGGAGGTCCGCAGTATACTATTAGCAATGCTGGCCGACAGGCGCTTAAGGAACGCGAGCAGGCAGAAGACAAGCAGTGGGGCGCGTTGATCAAAGCCGGTTCCAAGCTTGGCGACGCCCAGAAAACGGCGAGAGATCACATCGAATCAGCGGCGCAATCCATCGCGGCTGCGGCCAAGGCTGGTTCCGTTCTTGGCGATACGCCGGAAACTGCGGCTCGCAAATGGATGCCTGCAATCCTGGAACGTGCTTTGGACATCATCAACAATGGCTGAAAGACCTGACTTGAACGAATTGGTGCGTAAAGCGCAAGAGCGTTTCAACGCTTTGAGCCCTCGTCAGAAGCGTGAGCATCGTGCAGCTCAGCGCAAGTCTTGGGTAGTCGGCGAGATGATGTTGGAGTATTCCGAGATGACTCGGGAATACGCTGAACGGTTGTTTGATGAGACTGTTAATGGATGAGGACGCGCAGTTCTTCACGCAGCATCCCGATCGCTACGCGCATATCCGCGAGCCGCGGCGCGTGCTGGTCAAGACGCCGCAACGGGGTGTGTTTTACGCGCCCGAATCCGAAGGCGAGTTCTGGAGCCTTGGACCGCATGACAAGAGCCGGCGCCGCATCCTGCTCTGGCGCGTGCCGGAGAGCCATCCAGCCTATGATCCGAAGGGTATCAAAATTCTGAAAGTGCCCTTCCTTTTATTCAGTGACGAAAATGTGGAAGACACTGACGCAGTGCTGCTTCCGATCATCCATCAGATTATGGTCGAGCAGGCGAAGAAGCAGAGAGTCAAGATTTGAGCTGGTCCCGCTCCGTCTACAGTTCCAACGTCTCCGAAGTTGGCTACGATGATGAGACGCAGGAACTCTTGATTACCTGGCTGAAAAGCGGCAAGGTGTCGGCCTACGCGGGTGTGCCGGAGGATGTTGCCGAAGCGTGCTCGCGGGCGCCAAGCGTTGGGCAGTTCGTGAATTCGGAAGTGAAGCCGTTTTATCAGCATAGGTATCGTTAGCGTCATGTCTAGCAAAATAATCGGCACCTGCATCATGGTAGCTTTTGGCGCTGCAATGTGTGGGGCTCTTTTCCCACCAGGAGATGTGAAACGTCAATTATTTGTCGTTTGCTTCTGGTTTAGCATCGGATTTGCTACAGCGGTGATTTGGCAATAACGTATTGTTAATCAAATGACTGGCGATTCTCAAATACCTTCCAACTCCGATTTTTTTCGCAAGATGGCAGATCGGATCGAGCGCAACAAGGACGACGGCTTCGGCGGTGCCTGCGTCATCGTCCCCCCGCACGGCGGCGGCAACCCGATCGAGCTTCTGATCGTGGTGCCCCATGGCGGCGTGATGGATCTGGCCCAGTTCTTTGCTACCATAAGCTCGCGTATCCAGACGACGGTCGAGGAAACCGCGGCACAGTCGGCTATTGCGCAGGGGTTCGGCAGGCGCTAGTCTCCCTGCCCCATGGCAGGATGGTCCCACGAGAAGCGCGAGAAGGCTGAGCGCGCTTTTTATCAGTTTCTCAAGCGTTCATTCGTGAATTCCAAGGATGCGGGGCGCATTTGCCTTGGCGATCATCTTTATGATGGCCAGATACGATTCATCACGACTGTTTTCGACGCGCTGGAACAAGACATCCATAAAATTTACATTCTAAAATCCCGCCAATTGGGCCTCTCCACGATTGCTCGTGCGCTGTCCATTTTCTGGCTTGGCATTCACGAAGGTATGAAAGGTGCCCTGGTGTTCGACACCGCGCCGCACAAAGAGTCGGCGCGTAAAGAACTCGTCACGATGATCACCAATTTACCCGCTAGTCTGAAATTTCCTAAAGTAAAAGGCACTGGATCAGGTAACCGCGATAGCATGGAATTGGTAAACGATTCGTCGATGATTTTTATGTCGGCGGGCGTTAAGAAATCTAAGTCTAGTGGCACGCTTGGTCGATCTGAAGGTCTGACTATGGCGCATCTTTCTGAACTTTGTTCTTATGACAACGAGGAGGGGTTGAAGTCGTTTGAGCAGTCTCTGTCGGAACTGCATCCAAACAGACTTTACATTTACGAATCTACGGCAAGAGGTTTTAACCAGTGGTACGTTCTATATAGGCGCGCTCGCAAGGACGAAGCGCATTGCAAGTGCCTGTTTCTTGGCTGGTGGTCCAAACCTTCGCAGAAAATAGATCGCGACGATCCCGATTTTCAGACTTACGGGCTGCTACCCCCAACCGATAAGGAGCGGGAAAAGATTCAAGCGGTCAAGACCGAGTACCAACACGAGATCACTCCCGAGCAGTTGGCGTGGGTACGCCGTAAGTTCGATCCCAATTATGCAGAGGACGAGGATGACGATTCGGAAGGTGAGGATGATTCGATCATGCTTGCCGAGCAGGCTTGGACCGAGGAGGAAGCTTTCCAGCAGAGCGGCGCGATCTTCTTCGGCTCCAAGCAACTCACCGACCAGAGCAACAATTATGTTCGCCAGAAGGCCAAGACTTACATGTACCTGGCTGGCGAGAACTTTGTGGACATGCGGGTTTATCCTGCTCAGAATATGCGCTCAGTGGAGCTTAAAGTTTGGGATGAACCGGAGATTGGCGCCCAGTATGTTATGGGTATCGACCCGGCATTTGGCGAGAATGAGAACAATGATCGGTCTTCGATCCACATATCCCGATGCTATGCTGACGGGCTGGATCAAGTTGCTGAGTATGCTTGGCCGCTGATCACGACCCGCCAGTTTGCATGGGTCATTGCCAGTCTTCTAGGGTGGTACGGCAGCAACGGCGCTGAGATCAGTTACATCCTGGAGATCAACGGCCCTGGCTCGGCGGTGTTCAACGAGCTGCGCTCGCTTAAATTTCAGATCGAGAACGATAAAACGCAGCGCAAGGATTTGGAGGATCGCGGGCTATTGAACGTTTTCAGGAATGTTAAGACCTACATCTATACGCGGGTCGACGCGATGGGCGTTGGATCGAATTTTCACTGGGAAACGAACGGCAAGCGCAAGGTTATGATCATGGAGCGCCTACGCGACTTTGTGTCGACCGGCAAGATGCGGATCAGGTCGGCGTCTTTGATCGAGGAAATGAAGACGATCGCCCGTGAGGGAGATTCGATCAGCGCACCCCAGGGCATGCGCGACGATCGGGTGCTGGCCGCGGCCTTCGCCGCTTATTACTGGGACACCAAGATCAAGAACACCATGATTTCCCGCCGTCAAACGCGGGAAGCTGAGGTTGCCAAGAAGCGGGCATCGCTGGTCGACCAGGTGGCCTTGTTCAATCGCAACCATCTTGATATGTTCTTTGCGCAGAAGCGCGCGGTACGGGCAGTTCAGCAGCGTGCCCAGATACGGAATGCTTGGAGATACCGATGAAATTGCGGTGCACGCATTGTCGCAAGGCGTTCTCGTGGGATCCTCAATTGCCGTGGCCTGACAACTGCCCATTTCTTGATTGCCAGGAAGACATCAGCATGCCGGATCGCGGCGAGGGCGTGGTGATGCCGTTCATCCGCAGCGCCAAGACTTCAAACAATGACAAGCTCTATCGGGACATGGAGCGTGGGTCGGAATTTCGCGCCGAGAAGGCGGCCGAGCTTACGGGGGCGTCGGTCGCGGATATGTCGTCGCTGAAGATTACCGACATGAATGACCAGATGCGGGCGGGTGACATGGCGGCCAAGGCGGAAGCTGACGCGGCAATGGCGCGTCTCAAGGCAACAACCAAGGCGCCGATCGGCTTCGCCGAGAATGGCGCGGAATTCAGTGCCGGCATTTCGTCTGGCGCCATCTCGGTTAACGGTCAGATCATGACGGGCATCGAGCCCAATGCCGGTGCTCGGGCGGCCCAGCGCGTCGCTCGCAAGATGCAGGGGTGGTAAGTGCTTACGGTTCCCACCGACAAGCGCGAACTCCTAGCTTTTGCCAATGAACATATCGAGATGTGTCGCATCAGCGTCGGGATGCGGGCTTCGTATTGCCGGTTGATGAACGCCATTGCGGAGACCGGACGTTACGACGGCACCAAGTCCCTGATCAATATGCTGACGACGCATCTCAACCGCACGTCATCGCACCTGTTCAGCCCGGTCGAACTCAGGTTCGCGTTGGATTTCGAGCGCGGTTATCCCAAGAATTATCTGCAACGCGCCGCGGTTGTCGCTAAGATTTTGACTCGTTCGTGGGAGCGCAGCAACACCGATAATGCATTTGGTCTTGGCGTGTTTCAGGCGTTGAAATATGGCGCTTGTCTGCTGAAGCAATGGGTGCAGACGGAAGGGCCGAGTCAGGTTCCTGTTTATTACAAGAAATTGGTGATGCCGTGGCAGTTCGGCGTCTACAACGAAGCGGAGAACGAGATTGACCGCCAGCCTGCGATGGTCGAGACGACGACAATGACCTTGCCGGAAGTGTGGCGGCGCATTTATCATTTGCCCGAGGCAAAAAAACTGTTTGATCGTATCCGCGGGCACGCCATGCGAGGCCAGGCGATGTCCGATCCGCAGTCCTATTTCCATCAAGTGCTGTCGACATCCCAATTGCAAACCGGAGTTCAGGGTGCGACTCGCCCGTTGCCTGGCGGCATCGTGCAGCTCAACAACGATCCGAACTATGCGATCATGGGGCCACAGGTTGGCGCTGATGTCGTCAACGTGCATGAGCTTTGGGTGCAGGATGATGAGGACTACACTACGATCATCATGGTGGAGCCGGATATCATCATTGCACCGTTTGGCAAGAAGATGAATCTGACCGGCGTTGACGGCTTGCAGCCATACACGCTGATCCAGCCGAATGAAGTTTCTAATTGGTTCTGGGGCAGGTCGGAACTGGTTGATCTCATCGAACCGCAGGCGCTGCTGTCGACGTGGTGCGATGATGCGAAGCGGCTGTTCGGTTTGCAGGTCGATAAGATATTGGCGTTCGTGGGCGAGAACGGTATTGACGACGAGAAGTACGGGCAGTTCCGCGGCGCCGGCTATATGAATTTATCGCCGGGGTCCGATGTGAAGGATTTAACCCCGAAGATACCTCCTGAAATGATGCCGATGATCAAGTTCGTCATCGAGCAGATCAATTGGCTGTCGGGCTTTCCGAATATCATGCAAGGCCAGGGTGAGCCTGGTGTGCGCGCGGGGTCACATGCCGATACGCTGATGAAAACGGCGTCGCCCTATCTTCGCGACCGCGCGCTTCTGGTGGAACGCCAGTGCGCCACGGCGGCCGACAAGACGCTTTCGCTGAAAGAGGCCAAGGATGGTTCTAAATATTGGACCGATGGCACGTCGATAGAGACGATGGAGAAGACTGGATTCATCCTCGGCGATTTGCCGGAGGATTGGCGCGTCACTGTTGATTCGCATTCGTCGAGCCCGATCTTCTCCGACGAGAATACGCAATTGATCATGGCTGGGCACAAGCTTGGCGTGGTGACTAAGGAATACGTGCTAGACAACTTGCCGTTCCCGAACAAGGAGGAAGGCAAGGCGCAGATCAAGGAGCAGGAAGAAAAGAAAGCTGCTCAGATGCAGCAATTGCTTCAAGATCATCCCGAGCTTGGCGAGGTGTTGGCGAAGAAACAGTTGAGTGGTGGGAAGCGTTAGCCCGTCGCAGGCGGGTTAGTTGCCACGCCCGTTGAATCCTGGAACTGGCGAAAGAATAGCAGGTCCACCGCGCATCGCGCCGCGTATGATTGGATCGCTCTCGGCCAATTTCTGGAATTCCGTCTGGGTACGTTGCTGGTGAAGTGCGCGTTCGATGTGGGCGCGCTTGGACAGATCGCAGTCTTCTACTGCCCAACAGGAAATATCTTTGGAAAAGAACACTCCAGTTTTTCCAAAGTCATCGGTGATTGTGAGTGAATCTGCCTTCGCATTAAAGTTACTACACGCTTTTTCGGCAGTTTCTTTGGTCTTGAAAACAAATTCCAAGGCGACGGGCGGGCAAGCGATTGTTATGATGTGCATGTTGGTGGTTCCTTTCCATCGCGCTTGGCAGCCCAAGCTTTGAATTCGTCAATCGGGAATCGTATGCAGTTGTTGCCGAAGCGTCGGTAGGGTGGCGGCTCTCCGATTATCCTGGCCGGACGTTTTTTAGAAGGCTTTACCCAACTGTAGACGGTCGTGAAGTGTACGCTGAGATAGCGCGCCGCGTCCTTTGCGGTCCAGTACGCTTTCTGGATTTCTTCCGGCGAACGGGTTTTCCGTTGCTGGTAGGTTTCAACCCATTTGCCCATGGAGCACAAACTTAGCACTCTCATGCACTAAAGGCAATACATAAATGCAGAGCCACTATTAGGCGGCTTTCTTCGCGTGCTTGATTATCCTCAAGCCGCTTCGAATGGTTCGGTGCGGTGTCTTAAACCCAACCACTCAGGAGAACAGCGATGTTCGTTCGCGAGAAGCGCAAGGGTCACCGCAAGGGTCGCCGGTAATGACTCGGTTCAAATGGAAGATGCATCGTAAGGGCCGTCGCTGACCCCACCGATGCCTGTTCCTCCAACAACTCCACCCGCAGCTGCTCCTCAAGGAGCGCAACCGCAACAGGCTCCGATGGGGTCGACCTCGGCGACGGGGCCTACCGCCAACAAGGGGTATGAGGCGGCGGCGATGCAGCGGGGGGGGGGGCTGGTCA